AGAGCCGGATCGGCGCTCCTGTGAGCGCAACGTTGACGGGCATCGTTAACATTTTCAACTGCACGCCGGAGGCGCGTAAGTCTATCGAAGCCGCGACGCAGCAATGACCGGCTCCGGATCCGGCTACGGCGACGGCTACGGCTACGGCTACGGCTACGGCAACTGCGACGGCGACGGCGACGGCTACGGCTACGGCGCCGGCTACGGCGACTGCGACGGCTCCGGATCCGGCTACGGCGACGGATCCGGCTACGGCTACGGCTACGGCTACGGCGACTGCGACGGCGACGGCTACGGCTACGGCGCCGGCTACGGCGACTGCGACGGCTACGGCTCCGGATCCGGCTACGGCTACGGCTCCGGCTACGGCGACTGCGACGGCTACGGCTACGGCTACGGCTACGGCCACGGCGAGTCAGCCTAAACACGAACAACCACAAGGAGATAAGCCATGAACGAACCGACGAACGACAACAAGCGCATGCCTGTCCAGATGGCTCAAATTTACGCCTTGATCCCGAAGGTCTCTGCTTCTATCGGAGCCGTCGGGAAGACGCAGCAAAACCGCGACCAAAACTACAAGTTTCGCGGTATCGCCGAGTTGATGAATGCGGCTCACCCAGCGATGATGGAGCACGGCGTGTTCTGCGTGCCGGAAATCATCGACCACGTGACAACGGAGAAGCTCACCAAGAGCGGCAACACCATGTTCCGCGTTGTGATTCAAGTGCGGCATCGTTTCTACGCGTCGGACGGATCTTTCGTTGAAGCGGTCACATACGGTGAAGCGATGGACACCAGCGACAAGGCCACCAACAAGGCAATGTCGTTCGCATTCAAGTACGCCATGAATATCGTGTTCTGCATCCCGTATGCTGCAATGGAAGAAGGCGATGAACAGTCGATGAACGACGGACCCGCGCGCACGACCGCGCCAACCAAGATCGGAACTCCAAATGTGAAGCGCATCGACACAAGTAAGTACCAATCTTCAGCGCCGAAGCCTCCCGTTTCCTCCTACGACGACCCCGCGCCGCCTCCCGTAACCCCTGCGCCCACCAGCTTCATCGACCAGCTCGAAGCCAGTGTGGCGCAACTGCCGAAGGCGAAGTTTCCCGACGCCTCGGCGCATTTCGAGCGCGAGCCTGGGTCAGACGACGACGATCCCACGCCGACCGGCTACATCGACGACCGCCCTATCGGGCTACCGCTCCAGCGTGCGCTCCACATCGACTACAAGGAAGCCTACAAGGGCGACAAGCGGCAGGCACAGAGCGCGATGGCGGCGAACCTGAAAGCGCTTGGCTACGTCGGAACGGATGGCAACGGATCCACGAAGGCGATCCAGCAAAGCCAGTACGCCGACGTGCGGGCAACGTTGCTGAAGGCCGCGAACAACGGGGGTGTGCTGTGATTACGGTTGACGACTTTCCATTTTTCCATGGCCTTACGGACTGCCCGTGTTGCGCTACTTCCGGCGTCGAGGAGCACGAAGAAGGTTGCACCTTTCAGCAGGACGAACCAATGGACTGGGGAGGCATGTATCTGGCAAGGGAAGAATGGAAGAGGCTCAAAGACTTGCTGAAGGCCGTGAATGCCGGAGGCAAGCTGTGATCCCGACTTACACCAGCACGACCTTGAGCCCATAGCACGCCAGCATCAGATCGCACCGAAGACGGAAGCCCTTGTCGACGCGCGGCAGGAGCTTTCCGGTCTTCGGTGACTTCTTCCAGCCCTTCACGTCCTCGACGATGTGCTCCGATGTCCCCTTGACCACCACGCGATTGTCGTCTACGTCGTACACGTCTGGGACATGCCGGACATACGAGAAATCTGGACGATAGCCGCGTCCGATCTTGACGTTGTTTCCGGGCCAAAAAAAGTTGAACTGCGGATGGATCTGAAGCTGCGAGATTTCGCCTTTGCGCTGCATGTCGCGCAGAACAATATAGCGGTCGCGCTCGGACTGGCTGTCAAAGGTGTGGCCGTCGAAGACGACCTTGCGGGAACGCGCTCTCATGCAGACTCGCGCTTGACTGCCAAAATTGCCGCGCGAATCACAGACCACAGCCCCGCGCCTTTTTCGCATTCAAAATTAGGAGGAACCTCGCCGAGATTAGTCCGCTGCAACTGCTTTCCGAGTTCCCAGAACGCCATGGACTCATGCCGCACCGGGAGTCGGCCGAGCAAATTCAGGATTTCCGGCGAGGGTATTTCCGGCAACTTTTCGAACGCCACATATAGATCTGCGTACTCGTCGATGTCGTAAATGCGCAAGTGTGCTCCTCCAAAAAACGGGCGACGCCTGCCAAGACGCCGCCCAACACAGGAGAAATGCCGTCCTTAGACCAAGACGACCAGCGCATCGTAGCACAGCGGCGGGACAACACAAGAACATTTTTCTGTTGACATGCGTGCGGCTGTGTGGAGAATGGCGGCATGACCAAGCCTGACGCCCTATCCGCTGACGAATGGACTCAGGTCCAGCGCGCCATCGAAGAAACCTCGAAGCAGTGGAGTTCCGCGTATCGCACGATCACGATGTTGGTTGAAGCGATGAACCGCAAGCCAATCGACGAAACGGAGACGCCGCATGACAACGCCTAAAACGATCGACCTGAACGCGTTTCTGGATTACCTCCACGCAAAGAACCAAAACCTCCTGTCGCTCTGCGGTGAGATGAATGCGCTTGAGGCATGCTCGCGCATGATGGTGCTGGAAGAGTTCAGTAAGTGGCGAAAGGAACAGGACACCATCGCAGCCGCAAATCCCGCGATTACTTGCCCGGAGCCGCATGACAACGCCTAAAGCTGGAGGAGCAATTCACCGATGAAAAAGAAGAAGCTGAAACAGGAAATTAAGCGGCTCAGGGCATGGAGACGGAGCGCGCTTCGCGCCATAAATGAACTTCCCACGCAGACGATTGGTGAAGAGATCGGGTTGAGGCTTGGCGATGCTGTTGCCCCAGCCATCCTGCCATGGATTCGGAACGCGAAACGCGAGATCGAACGCCTTACCGCCGGCGGTCACACACCCGCGTCAAGAAGTATTGCGCGGCCCCCGCGCACATGAACCCCATCGCCGTGGGGAACGCCATGGCGACGCCTTCCGCCCACGTGTACAGCGTCGCTTGCCCGATGACGTAGCCGACCATCGAAACGGCGCCGAGAACGAACACCATCGTGCTTAGCGCCTGCGCCTTTGCAAGATGATCTATCGTTGAGGCGCGCCGTTCCCGGTCTGGTGTCGCAGATGATCCAAGTCCCGATGAATGGACTCCATCCGTTCCTCGTCGATCTGGCAGTGCGCTTGAAACTGATCCTTGGAGGGGAACGACGCGGCTATCCATACTTTCAACTCCTCGATAGACCTTCGGTGCATAGGCTCGACAAGAGCCTTTGCAATCAACCACTGGACGCCCGTACAAATCGCCGCGAGAACTCCCAATGCGCTCAGCAGCTCTCCCCAATTGATCGGCATTGAGACCTCCCGTCAAGCCTCCAGATACCGGCACTCCGCCAGCCGCTGGAGTCGTTCCCCCAAGCCGTCCTACGTTGGGAATCATGCAATCCGCCTACTGCCTCACTGTGCCGCCGGTGACATTCGCGTCTTTCGCGAACACTCCCAGCGCCGCGAGCCCAACCGACAAAGCGGCTGTCTTCGCGCTCATCCCATTGGCGTACAGGTTTAGAAACCCGACACCGAGTCCAGCGAGAGTCGTCTTCCAGTTCTTCATGATGCCTCCTAGTGCATGTAGTCGTAGATCGCGAGAAACGTTTCCAGCTCCGCGTCCGTTGCTTCTTTGTGCTTCTCGGCGAGCGCCAAACGCGACCACTGGAACACCTCGCGCTGCCTGTCGTCCGGCTTTCCGGGGTCACGCGCCCACTTGCCCGCCGCGTAGGATACTGCATCCCAGACGTAGAGTGCCGCAGGGGTCATCGCCGGTACCCGGTTCAACGCTCGGACTTGCTCGCCCGTCTCTTTTGCCGAGGTCTGGACTGCGCCGATAACCGCTTCCGTCGCCTGCTGCGTGGTCCGCACAGCGGAAGACTCCGCCGCGACTACTTGTGCCACTATGCGGTACACGTCCTTCGTCATGGCGTCACCGATGCGGTCCAGCGTCTCCCGAAGCCCCGACATGGCCATTGCCGTTTGCGCGCTGTCGCCTTGAATTACGCCGAGCCTTGACGTTACCCCCGCAACCTGATCCGCCAGCGCCTCAACGGAGTTCAGGGCCTGATGCGCCCGCGCTTTCGCTTCGAGGACATCGACGGCAATGTGGGAAATCTGCACTTCGGTGTCATTCGTAATACGTGTCAGCCGCGCGTTCAGAACGTCAAAGTACGGTTCCAGCGCAGCCTTCACGATACCCAAGATCCATTCGCGCACATTTACTCCATGATGTTGAAGATTGAACCAGAACCACCACCGACCCCGTCATCAAACTGGTCTATCGCAACCCCCATCAATGGTTTACGGGTAGCACTGTATCCAGTCCAGCTTCCGGTTCCGCTAGGGTCTTTCGATGAATCATAAGCAAAGTCCGACTTAAGGCTAAGCGAAGCCATGATCGCGGCACTTGGAATTGTGAAATCATATAGAGCAACTGCGGTCGCCGTCGTGGGCTCAATCCCTATCCAGTATGTCGATCCAACCGTTGGCGTTATCGTCGTGCTGAACGGCAAAAACCACGAGCCGGGCAATCCAGAGACTGCGCGTGCATGCTGTGTCCACAGCGCTGTCGCAAGCACGGTAGTTCCGTCGGTATCGTAAAACTTGACGTTGAATGTTCCAGTCGAGGCCCCGTTCGTCAAGAACAACCAGCATCCAGTAACTCGACACTTGAAGCGCGGTATCCATCGAGCGCCGACTACATCAGGAGTCGCCCCGCTATTGACTGACGTAGTGTTCACCGCAGAAATTGGGTACGACCCCTTGATCTGGTAATACGTGCCGCCGAAGTTCACTGCGAACACTGGCGCAGCGCCGAAATTGGCGACCCATCCAGCCCCGGTGTTGGTGACCATGTATGGGAAGTTGTTGCCTGCGTTTCCAGCATCAAGTTGGGCAAGGTGTCGGATATTGCCATTGAATGCGCCAGAAGATGGGCGGCGGATAATAACCGCGAGAAGATCACCCTTCGTCGCAGAATAGCTGGCGTCAAACGTCGCATCATTCCATGCGCTGGCCGTGGGATTCAGTGTTGTTGTCGCGTGAATTGACGCTGTGTTAGGGATTCCCGGCGTAGCCGTGACATCAACAGCCGTTAGTTGCCATAAAAGTCCGGTGTCGCCTGTGGTAATTGTCGAGAACATTGCGCCCATGCCCGTGATCGTTCCTGTTTCGGGGCACTCGAACACCATTCCGCGTCCCTCCCCATCGGCGTCAACTGGCCCATCTCCGAAAGCCGGTGCGTTGCCAGTAAATCGAGGCGGGTAATCAGGCGCAAATATGATTCCGCCAAACGACTGCAATGCCATTTATCGCACCGCCATCCTGATTGCGCCGAACACGGGATCGTCCGCAGCGACGATGGATTTCGCTTGCACACGGACAAAGATCAGTCCCGCGGCTTGTGCCGGGAGAGTCTGCCAGTCCGTGTCTAGTTCGCGTTCCCCTGTCTGCGCGAGGTTGGCGTTCTCGAACAACACCGCGTTGTCAGAATCGCGAACTACCCTCATGCCGAAAGGTCCGGTGCCGACAAAGTTGGCGAAGGCCACAAGGCGATACTGCGTGCAACCTGTGAAGTCGATCAACGTCCGCTCACCATTCAGGCGCGGAGAGATGTTCACGTACGCCGTCCCGATGTTCGTTTTCGAGATCGCCACTCCGGGCGCAATCAGATCATAGACTTTCACGTTGGTTGCCTCCTCGCCTCTCAGAACTCTGTTCGCGAACTGCGCGAGCGTGACGCCCTTTTGCCGAAGAGTGCGCGCCAGTAGCAGGCGCAGCGTCGTTTTCTCTTCGGCAGTCAATGGAATCTGAAGGTCCGCTTCGGTGACCTGAAGCCCGGACCACGCGCCGCTCTCGTCGGTGCCGCCAATGACGAAATGCACACAGCTTGTTGGGCTGTTCGCGCTCGTGATCGTGTCAGCCATTAGTCCGCCACCGTCTCGTATTCAATGTGCCATTCGACGTTGCCTGCCGCGCTCGTGGTCAGGATAGCCGCCGTGGCCGTGGTCAGGTCCAGCCCGCCGTCAATCCGAATCGAGATCACGCCGTTTGTCGGCAAGTACGTCGGGTAGTAGCGCGTCCCAGCCGCTCCATCCCGCAAGTACACCCAAGTGGATGTTGCTCCGCTGTTAGACGCATGGAACCGCCAGATTCGCAGGTGTGTGCTGGCTGCTGGCGCGTTGACCACCGTGGTCCCTGTTGCGGTCGTGATCGCTGTCGTGTTCGAGGAAGCGTGCGACAGCTTTGGCCGTGCGACCTTGAGCCTGCCGTATCGGTCGGCCGCGATCTGGACGGTAGCCCCTGCCGCCACGACGGTTTGCAGCGCATCCCCCGCTAGCCCGGTAAGCAGCGCATCGACGATGCCGAGATCCCGCAACGCTCGGTCCGGCAACTCCACGATGAGCCGAGGCGGGTCGTACGCGTCGTCCGCCACAAGCCGCACGGGAACCCATTTGCCGTTCGCGTCCGCCAGCGGCTTGACCGCGCAGATTGCCGTTGATCCAAGTACAGGTTCTTGCGCCATTACTTCACCACCTCTGCCGCTGCCGCAGCGCCAAGTTTTGGAGCAACAAGGCCCGGAGCCGTCGACTCCGACGCAGACGCCAGTCCGCGCGCAACCGTTCCGCTTCTGAGCGCCCTGTTTCCAAGTGCCAATTTCCAGTTACCGCTCGCAAACGACACGATGTCACTCAGGTGCAAGAACTGGTTCCGCTGCTCAACGGGAATCCTGCGAATAACCGCCTGCTTGATCGCGATGAGTTCGCCGATGTCCCGGTTGATCGCATTGAGCCTTGTTCCGTCCGCGCTTGAGGCTTCGATTCGACGTCGTAGCGCGGAATACAGCGAGTTTGCAACCCTTTCAGCCGCAGCCGACGCCGGATCGCGCATGCCGTACTTCCACGCTCCGTCTCTGCCGACCGCCTGAAGAACCTCATGCGCCACATTGATAGGCGCGTCGCCAGTCTTCGACATGAAACCGCCGGCAATCATGTGGTCGAATTCCTTCACGTTGTCAATCAGCGCCTTCTCTATCGGCGAATTTGACCCGTAGTGTTTCGGGATTTTCGCTTTCAGTTCGTTTGCAGCGTCAATCAACGCATCTTTCAAATTGACAGTTGGCCCCGCCGGGGCTCCTGCCGGAACAACTCCCGCTGTCCCTGCGTCACGGATTGTCTTGGCCTCCTGCACCAAGGCGTCGATCTTCGTCTGCGTTTTTCGTGCTGTTTGTTCGAGAGTTCCGCCAACGCGATGCTTGAAGACATTCCGAGCCTTGAAGCCGTTCTGGGAATCTCTGATAGTCGGCTTAATCAACGTCGTCTCGATCTTCTCAGCCGCCGATCCCATGGCTTTCAACGCCATCGGGATTGCCGCCGAAAACGTCGCTGCTGTCGCACCGGCAACCGCTCCGGTCGTCGGAGATCCGGTTTGTGCCGCTGCGACACCGCCCGCCGCTACTCCTTCCATCGCCGCCTTCCCAACAGTCTTCAGCGCCGCAGGAATCTTGAGAGCTTCGACGGCTTTGCCGCCCTTCGCTACTGCTCCACCTGGTACGAAAAACTCTCCGATCTGTTCGACCGTCTGGCCAACACGCTGGGCTGTATTCGTTGGTGCAATCCCAACGTCTTCTTGCGTAACTGATGGCGGGACTCCGAGACGGCCGCCAGACGCACGATTCAATAGCTGGCTAACGCCAAGTGCAGTTTTCAGCGGCCCCTTAACTGCCAGCCCAATCCCGACGTCCGAAATCGCCTTCAGGGCGTCGTTTTCAAGCGTAGTGTCAGGGCCAAACCCAACGCCGAGTTTTTCCGGTGCCGGGAACTTCGCGGCCTGCGCCTGCACGATGGGGTTCGCCGACTGCGCGCGCTTCACGGCTTCAGGATCAGCCGTTGTTGATGGAGCCGCTTTGCCGGTCATCGCTGAATAGCGACGGGCAATCTCTTCACGCGGCGTGCCTTCAGGAATGTTCCTTATCATTGTCCCGTCAGGCATTCTGACGTTGAAGGTGCCCTGCATCACTGCAACTCCGACCAGTCCAACGTTTTCTCGCTAAGGCTAAAATTCGGGAGAATGCTTTCGGCATATTCAGGGCCAAGACCTTGCGCCGCAATCTGCGTTTTGTAGAATTGCCGCATGTTCTTAAACGCTTGTTCATTCGGAGCGATCTTGCGCTTGATGGCTTCAATGACAGCTTTCCTTGCAGATTCTGTCAACGCCTGCTGGTTGCTTAACACCCGCTGCGCGCTCATGCCAAACGATTCGAGCAACGACTGTGCGTACTTCGTCGCCGCCGCAACCTCGCCTTCGCGGGCGACAGACCCAGGATCGACGGCTTTGGCGTGCGTCACGAGCAAATCGTAATCGTCCGACGCGGTGGCCTGTTTCACCGGAAACGACGTAATGTAGTCCGAAATTTCAGCGGTTTCAGCGTACTTGCGTACTTGCGGCAAGCCCAAGAACTGCTCAACCTTGGAATTCGCAAACCTGATTGCCTTTTCGTTCTGTCCGCCAATTCTCGCTGCTTCCAGTCTCGCCGTGGCACTCAGGCGGGCCGTTTGTAGCCGGGCATTGATCGCGGATTCATTGCGCTCTGCGGCCGCAGCACGATCCGCCTCAGCTTCAGCAACGCGCGCCGTTCGGTTTTCTGCATCCCGCGCATTCTGACCAATCTGGGTCATGAAGTTGTCGAGCAGCTCCTTCGGGCCGCTGATCGGCTTGCCAGTCGTCGGATCTGTAATCGTGTACGTGTTCGCTTCGCGCTGGCGCTGCGTTTCGCGCATAGCCGCATATTCTTGGCCTGCCTGCGTACGCGGTCTCACCGACGGCATCTGCACCACGTTGCCACCGCCGAAGTCAATATCAGGGATCTTTACCGGCGCGTGGAACTCAGCATCTTGGAAGTCACCGACAGGCGCTAGGTTCACGTCTACCGGCCGACTCCGCGCTTGGGCCAGAACCGCGTTCAAGCCTTCGAACCCCGGACCTTGCATTTGCGGAGCCGTAGGTGTTGGCTCTCCGGGACGCGAGATTGCGGCTCCGGGCGTCTGGAAGCGTGGCCCCGGCTGCCCTTCGAGCATCTTCGCGCGGCTTTCAGCGAGCTTCGCCATGTCGAGCTGCAATTTGATGTCGCGCTCTTGCTTTGAGAACTGGCGGTCCTCATCTTCCCATTGCAAACGTTTCGCCCGTTCCGCCTGCATGGTCTTGCGCTCGTCATCCTGCCGACGGCGAGCAATCTCCTGCTCTGCCATCTGGACGCCGCGGAAGTAGTTTTCAGTGAAGTTCGACGGCATACGTCACCCCAGCGGATTCGGCTGCCCGAATAGCGGCGAAATGGTGTTGAACATCTGGCGCACTACCCTTTGCTGCTGGGAGCCCTGTCGTGCGTGTTCGAGCCCCAACCTGACGAGCGACTGATACTCCAAGAACTTCGCGGACTTTTTCTGCGCGGCGCTTAGCGACGGGTCGGAGTCGATCTGCGCGAGCACGCCTTCAAATTCCTTCTGCATACCGCCGTCGCGCGTCAGTACGTCTGCCGCCTTGCGTCCACGGCCGATGAGCTTCGTGGCGAGGATTGCGCCTGCTGCGATGCCGCCGATGACAGGGATTGTGGCCGCGCCGAGTCCGAACAGCCCAGCCCCGCCACCGAGCCCAAGCGCGCCTTGCACGCCGCCCGCTGCCGCCGCTCCACCGGCTCCAGCCCCTCCGGCCGCTGCCGATCCGCCAAAACCGCTGAAGATGGTCCCGATGCCGGGCAATGAAGCCGCCGGAACGGCGGGGAGGGCGGTGCTGGCAGCCGCCCCAAACGCTGGAGCAATGCCACCCGCAATGGCATCGAGTCCAGCAAGGCCACCACCGCCAGCACCAGCCCCACCACCGAGCATGCCCGCGTTCTTCAGCGTATTTAGGTACCCGAGGTGCGAGGCCACATTGTCAAACGCCCCGCTGAGCACCCCTCCGGGCTGCGTCGCCGACTGTCCAAGTCCAGCCTGCTGGAACTGGTTCTGCGCCATCCCGATGTCCTGCGCCTGCATTTCACGCTGCAACAGCGGCAACGTGTTCAAGAACCGCGCCATCTCGCCGCCACGCGCCTGCTGGAGCTTGCCTTCCGCCGCCCCGGCTACGGGCGAGGTCCCCAGCCCACGGCTTGTCAGCGAGGCGTCCAGCGCCTGCTGGGCACCGCCAAAGGCTTCGTTGATGTTCTGGAGGCCGGTTGCCTCGTAGCCGCCCATGTCGGCACCGGTCATTAACCGCTGCTGGATGCGGTTCTTCAGGAGGTCGCCGAAAGTCTCGTAGCCCCGGGCCACGGTCGGCATTTGAGTCGCGGTGCGTCCGCCCTGAGTCCCGCCAATGGCACCGGCAATCCCGCCCGCCACGGCAGGCAGGTACGGATTCTTCGCGACCTTCCCGAGTGTCTGTAAGATTGAACCGATTGCCATGTCGCGCTCCTAACTCAAGATCCCTTTTCCCTGTAAGTCGGCGAGCAACGTCCCGAGTACGTCTGCCAGTTCCGCTACCGATGTTGCATCCGCGTCATAACTCCGATCGGTCGTGACGTTCGTGGGAGTATAAGCCGTAGACCCCAGCAACGTTTCGATCTTGTCGTAAACCGCGTTTTTTGACGGCGCGATGGTCGTGACCCCGTTCCAACTGGACGCATAGGCGGTATCCGACACAAGCGCTGCCGCTTCGCCGCCAGTCACCGTCTCGATCTTGTCGCGAACCGCGTTCTTTGTCGGGACTTCCAGCGACGCGTTCCAGTTCGTCGCGTTGTAGGCTTCGTCAGCAACCTCGATGTCCGTGTGTGCCGAGTCGTCCGCCAAGCGGGCCTGCAAGATGGCCGACGAGCGCTTCAACGCCGGGAAACTGTTCGTCTCTCCGAGAAACTTTAGTAGCGCGGGCGCAATCTCTTCCACCCATGCCGATCCGCTCCAGTAGAACATCTGGTAGGTGTCCGTGGCGAAGAACGCGTAGTTCGTCTCTGTTGACGTTGGCGTCGGGCGGTCGGCAAAGGCGGCACGATGAACGCCGCCGTTGAAGTACCAGTTTGCGCCGTCTGACACGAAGCTGATGTAGTCCCGATCGGATGTCAGGTACATGCTGGCCGGATGCGCCACGGCAGCTCCGCGCACGGCATAGGTCCCTACACGTACCGACTTGATCTGGTTGAGGGCGGTTTCGTTTCCCGTGATCGACTCCACGCCTTCAGATACCGGAGCCAGCGCCTGCTCCAAGTCGAACTTCGTCACGTAATCGAACGCTCCGACCGCGCGGCCCGCGCCGATCAGCCGCCGTCCCTGAAGGTCGATGTTCCGCTGCGCCAGCAACCACGGCATCAGCTTTGTTTCGAGGTCGCGGAATGCGGCCTGAATCTCGGATAGCGTCAACGATTGGGGAATCACGACGCCTCCGGGATCATGGAGATGCGTTTCTGGCGCGTCTTCCCGCTTTCGTTGTACTCGAACTCCACCCAGTAGATTTCGCTCGCGTCAGACGTTTCGAGCGTCACCCGCACCGTGCTTCCCTTGTCTTCGCGTCCGAGAGGCAACACGTAGACGTATTCCTTGTTCGGGTACGCCGTCACCGTCCGCGCCGTGCCCACCGTGCCGTCCCAATAAGGCGTAACGGTGATGTTCCCCGACGCTCTGGCGTTGATCCGCACTTTCCGGACCCATGCCATGGTGTCCGTCAAAGGCACGAAACCTGTATCGTGGAACTTGAGCTTCTGCGGCCGGTCGAGCCACTTGAGCATGAGCGACCGGAACAGCAAGGTCGAATAGGACCCTGACAGGCGCACCTGGATGCGCTGGAAGTCGCCGACTGTCGAGATATTGACCGTGGCCGCTTCTTCGTCGGACACCGGCAACGACGTGCTCAGCGCGGCCGTGTCCGAGCCGTCAATGTGGATAGCAGCCGTGATGTCGGCCGTCCCCGCGTCCCCGGACGCCACGATGTTCTGTGCTGTCTTTGGATTCAACGAGTTAGCGTATTCAGGCGTCCGGACCACCACCGAGATGTCCGATCCGTCGTCCGTATTCGTGGTTTCGTCCAGCTCCCGGACGTAACCGCTTGAGTCTCCGGCTATCAAGGTTCCGTCTGGCTCCACGGCTACCGATCGGAATGCCTGCGGGTAGGTGAACCGATACCACCGCTGAAACCCAAAATGGTAGGCATGGATGGCTGTCGAGGAGGTCGTTGACGCCCCCTCCGGGGTCAGGACGTAGAGCACGTTGTCGGTAATCGCCATCCGAAACCGCCCGGTACTTGAGGTGTTCACCCCAGACACTCCGTGGCGGGTCTGGCCGCGCCATAGGAGCGATACCGAATCGTCAGCGAGTAAAGCGCCGTTCAGGACCCGAGGCCCGTCAGAAGCCAAATACACGAGAACGTCGGACCCATTGACATTACCGATTGCCACCGCCGAGGAAATCGGAGGTCGGGTCACGCCCATCGGGCGCTTGGCAACGTTGATGGTCCCGTCCGGAAGGACGGTAAAGTCTCCGTCGAGCCGGTAGATATCCCGCGTAGTCCCCACGTACAGGTTCTCACGCGACTTCTTGACCCAGAGCGCCGTTTCGGTCGCATCACCAACCCGGATGACCTCCCCGGACGCATAACTGTCCGGGTTGCGCTGCCGGGACGGGTAAAGGTAGGTCGAGGTCAAACACATCGTCCGATCGTAGTGCGGGCCGTCGATGCCGATGATCGTGTCCGGCGGAGTCGTGTTGTCGGTCTCCAGCCGGATATTGGCGATGAGAATCGCCCTGTCGGAGGTTGCCGCGTCGATGGTCTGGGCTCCCGAGAATGGGCCGCCAGTGAGTGTAGCGGCCCGGTAGTAGCCGTCCAGCCGACCGCCCATCAGGAACAGCCACAGTTCGTTAACCTGGGTGTCGAGCGCGCTGACCGTGGACGAATCCACCGTAGCCCGGATGCCCTGCCCCTTGACCTCGTACTCCGACGAAGCCGTCGAAGGTGCTGACAGCGCCTCGTAAGTGCCATCATTCCGGACAGCCACCACTATGCCCTTGTACTTGCCCGTGAGCGCCCGTTGGGAGCCGCCGGTAATCTTGATGTTGTCGAACCTGACAATTGCGCCGGTGCCCCCAGAGAGCCCTACGAACGTCACCCTAACGGCTTCTACCGTGGACCAGTTCTTGCCGGAGGTCGCCCCTACCCGCGTCATGGTTCCACGTGGCACGCTGAAATGGTTCCATCCGGAGTTTGATACCGGCTCATCAACACGGAAAACGCTCTTGGGATTTCCGCGATCTTCCGTCCGCGACAACACGTCAGCCCGTTCGTAGCCTTCGGCGGTGTAGTCCGACGCCAGAATCTCTTCCCCGGGCAACTGAATTTCGGTCGCCTGTCCGTTGATGAACTCGTAGACGTAATAGTCGGACTGAAACAGTCCGCCGTTGACGTCGATCATTAAGGTGATCCGGTCGAGATACTGCGGCTCGGTGATGAACACGTCCATCTCGACGAGATCTTCGTCAACTCCGGTCTGTCCAGCATCGTAAGTCGCAAAACTCGTCGGTGCCGCGAAAGTTTTTGTGGACGTGGCCCGCGCCGTGATCGAATCCGGAGTCAAAGCAATTGCTTCTCCGGTGATCCCGGTAACAAACGCCTGCGACCCCTCGTTGCTCGTCATGATCGGCGACTCGGTCGATTCACACGTCGCGAACGTCTTCGAGTCCGCCGCAAGACCGGAAAGAGTAGGCGCTGCGCCCGGAGCCGCAATGCCCCACGTGCGCACCGTTGTCCCGTCGTACTTCTTCTTGGTCGTGGACCGCGCCATGAGGATCTGCCCCATGTGCGCCCCGAACTGGATGTCGTCTGTCGCGGTACCCGCGAAGCTGGATGCTATCGAGGTTCCATTTGCGTAGACGGCGGAAGTCGCTCCGGACATGCGCGTCCGAGTCCCGCTGATTGTCGTCGTAAACAGCGAATGCACATCGGTATCGGAGAAGGCGGTGCTGTTGATCTTGACGGACCCTGGTCGCAACGAGACAGCGCCAATGGAGTCAAGCACAAGGTTGTCCATCCGGAGCAGCGAGTTTGCAGGAGCGTTGACGGCATCCGCGCTCGGGAACCATCCCCTGCTGAAGTTGTCCTGCCGCAAGCTGCCCACTGGCGCTCCTTAGTACCCGATGCACACGTAACTGATGACGTCGTTGTTGACGGTCGTGCCCCGTAGCCGCACCGTCGTGGTTGTGCTGGTGCAGCTCACCAGATTGGCAACCGTCGTTTCGTTGCTCGCCACACAAGCCGGTGCGTACGTCCACGAGCCCTGCGAGAAGGTCAGCGTCACATCGAAAGCGCCGGTCGTGTTCGACGTGACCTTGCCCGCCATGTCCGAGGACCCCGTGTTCAGCGTTCCCGTGCCAGAGATCGACGGCGTGCCGGTCACAAACCGCGTGTACCGCTTGGACTGGATGTCCACCCGGTTCACGTCGAGCACATTCGTCATGGCCCCGCTGATGATGAGGTCGAACAGTAGTTGCCCCATCTCCGCGCCTGCCGTGACCGACGTGGCCCTCTGATAGATCTGGGCGAAGTCCTTGTACGTGTTTGACGCGTTCTTCTGGCGGAACTTCAACGGCATTCCAGAGCCAGTCGAATTGACATTACGCGAGATCGTCACGCCATCATCGCTTAGAACCTCAAGCGTGGTAGAAGGAGGCGTCGTCCCGTCCCCGCCAATCCTTAGCTTTGACCCAACTTGATAACTCCAATACCCATCAACACCGGGGTCGCCCCACCGGTTGTTTTGCGAGGTGATACCGTTCGTTGTCCCGAGGTAAGGATAGCTTGACGTAAAGTACCCACTCCCCACCACATTGCTTTCCATGTGGATGTTGTTCCCGGTGACGATGTTGACTGGATATGTGTTGCTAGCGGCTGCGTGGAAGTAATTTCCGACAATGTTCACATTGTGCTGGGCGTTTGTTGCGCCAATCTTAATATCACCACCTGTTGACGTATTGCCCTCAAAATGCACGCCCATGATGGTATGCCCGCCATATAGCGCAGACGTGCTTGAATCCAAGTAGATCGCATTCACCGACACACCTTCGCAGTCGCCGCCAAACACCTTAAGGTCGGTTGAATCCACGCACTTGATCCCGACTTTCGCCGGACCGCCGCCGAACGTCACGCCATAGAGCCTGGTATCGTGGGAATTCGCCTGCAAGTCGATGTTGATGGCGTCAGAACCTGTCGCCGAGATGACAATGCAGTCGCGCACCGTGTTCGAGAACGCCGATCCGGATACCGAGCCGCTGTCCTTGAATACCAAGTTGCGGTTGCATCCGGAAATCGTCACGTTCTCCATGATGTTCTCGTAGGCTTCGTCGAACACGACGCCCATGCCGGTCGTTGAGTTGCCGACCATCCGGAATCCGCTGAGCAACATTCGCTGTACGTCCGCGCCGAGCACGATCCCATTAATGTTGCCTGATATGCTCAGGATCGACTGCCCACGTCCCATTCCGACGATGCACGATCCAGCATGTGTACTGGTGAGCGTTTGCGCGAGAGCGAGAGTCCACGTTCCCGGACCCAGCATCAAATAGACCGGGCCTGTCGCTCCGGCCCACATGTTCTGTTCAATCGTTTGCGTTCCGGAGAAACTACGCGCATCCACTACGCCACCGGTTGAAGGAAGCTGAGTCATCGCGTAAGCAATCTTTGCTCCAGCATTCGCACCCGACATATCTGCTGCCGACAAGTACGCAGACCCCATGAACGAGTGAATCCCGATCTTGTTGCCGGTGCGTGTGCCACCGCTGTCATCGGGTACGGTCGTCGTCCCGTACCCCAAGTTCATCATTTCCTTCAGGATCTTGCGTCGTTGTAGCGCCATCGCGTCACCTCACCAAAAACTGGTCCATTTCCAATTGCCGCGTTTCCCCGATATAAGGACACGGCCATCCTTGGTCGATATGCGTTACCGTGATTGTCTTTTTGTCGTCGCTGATTTTGCACGCTAATGGGTCCAAGCATTTTCGGCATTGGAACACCGGGAGAACTACGATTTCCATCGACGTCATCTCACCACCGTGCCGTATTGCCACGGTAGCCTTGCCCGTCTGTCTTTGCGGATGATCGTGCGACCACCGCCACCTAACACTTGAACCTTCTGGTAGCCCATCGCGGCCTTCCGCTTCAGCATCCGCGCTACGCCTTCCTCGAACCGACTCTTGAAGTGCGCCGCGAGTTCCAGCTCCTGCCCTTTGCCTTCGCGCTCCAGACACCGGTACTGCGCCCAATGACGTACGTACATCACGTACCGATCGGGAATCTCGAAGTCCTGGTCGTCGCCCAGCTCGGCGCCCCGGCGTTGGTACTCGATTCGCACCGCCAAAGGCTCGGTGTAGACGCCGACGATCACGCCCCACGGATCACCGAAAGCATGCTGGTTCGGGATCTGCACGAGGTCGCCCCACTCGAAAAGCGGCGTATCGCTGGTAAGGTCGGAAACCGTAATCAGGATACCCGTGGTCGAGTCCGCGTCCACGTCGTACGGATCGTATGGCGATGACGGTACGCGGTACTTGCGGAACTTCCCGAGGCCGTCCTTGTCCTGCATGTAGCCTTCAACGATGCCGGTATTCAGCTCGTAGCGCCGGTCGTCAAACTCCACATCGGAAGACCGCAGCGGCGTAATCCGCTTGGTGTTCCACGTGGCCCGCTCAATCTGGAGCACGTCCTCGGGCAGATCCACCACTCCGGACACGTAGTCCGTCAGCACGTAGTCGCCGTTCTGTTCCCAATGCTGCGTGTGGCTTGCAGGCCCGAAAGCGTTGTCGAGGTAGTCGCGTTCAAAGAGCGACGTGAACTGGCAGCATTCGCCAACCATGAAGTCTGCGGGGAAGTAATCCAGTTCCCACCCACCGTTCCCTGTGTGGGTCATCGCTGTGCCGTAGTCTGGCAAGACGTCGGTGGCCCACAAGCACCCCGTCTCCTTGACGAGCAGGTTGTAGCCTTCCTTGATGTAGTCGTCCAGATCGGCTTCCGGCCAGATGACGTGAGAGGCATCGCCGAGGCGCTGCGCCAGCTCCGTCCGAACGCTTGCCAGCGTCGTGCTCACAGCGACACCTGCCGCGCGAGCCCCTGCCGGCCGGAGGCGTACTCTCGCAAGCCTTCCTCGTATCGCTTGTAGGAGGCCCACTTGTCGAGCGCCTTCTTGGTTTCCCGCTGCTGCGCCAGAAGGTCGAACAAGGCGTACTCGATGATCCCATGCTGATATTCGGTCGGGAACGGCGGTTCATCCGTCGAGGTGGACAAAGCCGCTGGGATTGCCGTGCCGTAGAAGCGGATCACCCCCCCACTGACCGAAGGTTTCGGCCACACACCGAACCACCAGTTTCCCCGAAGCAGATACTCCTGCGGCGCGCCTGTCACCAATTCCCACTGCCGGTAAGGGCCAGTGTCCTTCTCGCGGTAATCGCTCGGCTGAAGCCACGTCGACCGCTCCACGCTGTAGGCCCGCCGGGGCGACAGAAACGTGTCCGGCAGCACCGTCGTCAGGTCGTAGTACATGCAGCCTTCAAGCAGCTCGATGTTCCAGAACCGCTCGTAGAACTCAGCGCCATCCGCCAACTCGGCGTACCCCTCGTTCACAGCTTCCGCGATGTCGTCGTCGGTGAAGAAAGCTGTGCCCGATTCGCCAAGTTCCGTTCGGACGGACGCCTTGAGTTCTGCGAAGGTCATCGGTGCGCCATTGCCACGACGTCAGCTGAGGCCCGCGCCGCCAAGTACTGTTCGTTAATCGCCAGCATGGAGTTCGTCAGGGACGGGTTCATCCCGAGGCTCTCCGCCCATGCCGCCCACCCGTACACGTCCTTCGGGATGCACTTCGAGTTGAACCCCCGGGCGTCGGGATAGATGAACGTCCAGAACAGGTTGAATCGCGGATCGTCGCCGTACACCGCGTCCCGGATGGTGTAGTAGTCCACCCCCGCCGCTTCGCAGGCATCGTACAGTTCCTGGCACTGCGCGACCTTGAACGCGATGGCCCGGTTCTCCGACAGCTTGATGACCTCCGCTTCGAGGTTCGACACCTGCCGGATTCGGATATTCGCGTTGTAGGCGGACTGGTACATCTCGATGATCTTGCGCCGGTTCTCCGGCTTGCCGCCAAGAATCATGAACGGACGGTCCGACATGTCGAGCAGCGGGTGCTTGACCGTCTCCCCAAGGTACTCTGGCTGGTAGACGATGGCCTTGTTCGGGAAGGAGTCGCAGAACCCCGGCATGACCGTCGATCGGCACAGGATCAGCGGCTCTTTGCAGGACCCGATGACTTCCGCAACGATGGACGTATCCAAGCGGGCGTTCTTGAGCGGCGTCGGCACCGCCACGACGGCAATATCCGCAGTCCGCTCTTCCTTGATTCCCTGCATGGGATCGTGAATCCACGCAGACGGAATCAAGTCGAACATCGCCCGCCCCACCCAGCCGAATCCGTAGATTTTGACTGTGGGCTTCATGAAGAAGCCTACGCGTTGTAGTCCGTTGGAACGATGGGGCCTCCGGTTCCGTATTGCGACTGGAACCCTCCGCTGTCCATGATCTTGACGCTGGAGGCAGAAGCGTCCACGGCGTCCACCTGAACCACTTGCTGTCCCCCTGAAATACCGTCAAGCTGGGGAGGAGAGTACGGCTCCACGCATGGCCCGAGATCCGTGTCCACGGCGTTCCATTCCAGTCGCTGCAATGGCGGTTCCCCGGTGGAAGCATCCACCACCCCCCGCATCGGGGAAAAGAACACGGTTCGTGAGCGAATCGGCGATTTAGGCATGTGACTAACCCTCCGTCTTGAGATAGCTGATGTGCGTTTGCGGTATCAAGTTCACGTCAACGCAAGCCTTGATGAAATCCTTCGGGTGGAGTTCATAGTGCTCAGGCTGCGTCATATCATCCAACACCGCGTTATTAGAGAACAAAATCCCGCCGGGGTTAAGAAGATTCGCCAAAACTGCTAGAGTTTCGCGCCACTGCTCGACATGCTCCAGTGAGTCCATGGCAACGATGAAATCGAACTTGCCGTCACCTAGAACCGGCGGACCCCCTTCCGATTCAACAAACGTCATGGGCACGTTGTACTTGGCGGTTCTCCACTTCAGAAATTCAAGAGTCCCTGTGCCGCGAATATCACACGCCGTGACCTGATGCCCCTTCTCTGCAAGCGCAAAGGCGGTGACCCCGATCCCGCATCCAAAATCCAGCACACGCTTCGGCGTGTTCGGCGGAACCATCCCGAGAATGAACTGGGTCATCATCTTTTTGCGGTCATTTTCGGCGTTGAACCAAACCTGACGACAGATCCGCTCTTTCGGAAACTCGCGATACCAATCCGGGTCAGACAGTCCCGATTCTTTTCTGGTTTCAAGGAACGCGCTCCCATGAATTACTGCTTCTCGGCTTGGGTTATCTGTGTACTCCATTGCATCAGCGATCAACGCTTCGTAGAGCGAAGAAGCGATAAACGTCCGCTTCACGCCTGGCTGCGCCGAAAAGCTGTCTTGAAACTGATGCCGGTTCCGGCTCGTGACAACGGTCTTCTCGTTCCGCATGTGGCCTAGTTCGATGGACGTATCCGCCCACACGGTGAAGCCTTTCTCAGCGGCCTTGCGGCAGAGTTGAACATCAGTCCCGTACTGGTGCTCGGCATCGAAATACGGGAACGGGATTCGGTCGAAAATCTTCGTCTTGATGAGAAGGCACCCACCACCTGCCACGTCGACCTGCTGCAAGCCGCCAGTGATTTCGTCGTCTCGCAGGAAGCGATAGCCGGTATCGCTGATTTTCGTCATCAAGACAGGGAGGCACTCCTGACCGCGCTGATAGTAGCGAATGCCGCAGATGTCCTTGTCGTGGCCGATCAGCGTGCGGAGAAACTCATATGCTTGATGCCCCTTCCTCTCCCAGTCAATCACCATGTCGTCATCCAGCATCAGTATCCGGTCGCAGTCGTACTGTTGGGCGGCTTCGACGATGACGTTGCGTGCGCGAAATTGCTCTGACTTCGACTTGATCCCTAGGAAGAAGTCGTACTCTGGCATCCGTCGGCCGCAGTTGTATGCCAGCGCCATCCAGTCTTCGAGGATTTCCGGGTCGACTTTCCCAAAACACGGCGACGCTAGGAGAATCCTGCTATTCATTGACATTCACAACACCTCCCGGAACCTGCCCGGTTTTTCGATAGACGAACATTTGCTGATGAATCCGGCCACGATGGCCGAACGTGAACTGGGGGACGATAGCAATGACGCCCGTGTCCTTGCCACATTCGAGTATTCGCTTATGGAATGCGAGAATCCCACGCTGGGCTTCGAGCCCAACATTGACGCCTGAATTCTGCATGTCGGCAGGGAAATCGTCTTTCAGCTTGGCGATGATGTCTGCGCGCATCCAAATGGCTCGTCCGTGAGCGCCGCCGTTAACCAGCTCGTGAATTTCGTCTGGGAAAATGTATGCCTGTTCCACCCCGAGACTCCCGAGGGTTTCGACGTCGGCTAGGGCGTCCACCGACGACAACTCTGCGTCGTCATGAATGAACAACACATCCGAGACCCCATCCCAATGGTTTTCAACGTACTGACGATAGGCCCCGAACTCCAATCCTTCATTTGGGTACAGCTTCGACGGAAGCCCGCAGATGTCTTCGCGATGCTTGACAACAAACGTGTCGTAGCCGCTTCGAGCCAAGCACTCAAGGAATGCAGGCCGGAAGTACCAGCCCGCCACGCAGATGTTCAAGAACCCTCGACCGCCGTGAACTCCGCAAGAAACTTGTCGCGGTCAACGAAATCAATGGCACCGCTTTTGACGTCTGCCATTTCCTTGTCGTTCATGAGCGTGATTTCCACAAATCGCTTGTTTCCGCACTTGTTGCAGCAACCGAGCTTCGTAATTACGTCGAAGGTCACGAGCGCTTGGCAGTCCTTGCAGCGCATGAGGTAGTCGTGACCACGATTCTCGTCAACGTAGTACCGTTCCCGTCCTAGCATTTATCCTTCTCCTTCCATCGTGTCTGAATCCAAAGCCTGACGTTGAACCTGTGCTCATCGGTATTGTTCGCCAGCGACCCGTGAAGTAGTCGCGGATCAAACACGATAACATCTCCAGGTTCAGTCTCAATCGCATGCTCGCCTTCTATTGGCGTGGCTACGCGTTCGCTATGCTGAGGTCCTTCGGCGTATCCGGGAACGACCAACAGCGCGCCGTTCTCCTTCGTTGTCTTCTGAAGGAAGTACAGTACGAACAGTTCCGGTGCGTCCTCTTCGGACGGGGCGAAAATCGCAGGCGAATCCGTGTGCCAAAAGCGCCGCCCCTCATGAGGATTTTTCATTATGAGCATGAGGTTTGTCAGCCAATACGGGTCTGCGCCGATGCTCTTCAGAAGTTCCTCTGCATGGTCAAGAAGCGGAGCATGGTCGTTGACCGGCATTGGGATGCAGTAAGGCAGATCTCCGGCTTCAGCCAACGCCTTGAGTCTGTCGGCATGGGCTGCCACGGATTCCCACGCCTTGACTCGGGCGTGTTCAAGCAGCGAGGGGTCGATGACGGATTTGAATAGGAAGAATCCTTGGGTGCGAATCGTTTCGCGAATTGAAAGTGAAGTAGGTGTCATTGCTACTGTGGAAACAGGGAGGGTTGCCCCTCCCTGAACCTCAACCCTCCTCTAACTAGAGAGCTTTGATGAACACGGCTTTTGCGAGAGTGGTCCACGAAGAATTCGCCGCAAGAGCGAACCCGATAGGCCAAACGCGAAGGCCGGTCTGATGGGAAACCGCGTTCTCCAAGCAGAACACGCCAAGCGCCGGGGCATACAGAGGCGTGCCCTTGGCGATTGCCGGGATTCCGATGGTGAACGACCGGACGCGGGTGGCGGAATGGTAGCCGTACACCTGCACCAATCCGTAGTCGCCTGACGCAATGGACGCGCTGGCAACGATCCCGGCCCCGTCGATGCCGCCGCCCAACGTACGGGCCTGCGGGATAGTGACGCTAACCCCGTCACTGTCGGTCAGCGAGTCCCACGGGACATACTGACCGTTCGTGATGGCAGCCGTCGAGTACGAGTTGTAGACCACCACGAAGATCTTCTCGGGCGATCCGCGATTGATTCTCTGAAATAACATGTGTGTCTCCTTTTGGAAGCGTTTTTGGCTTTCGCCGTTTTGTGGTTGGGGTCGTGACGCTCCAGCCGCTTGTTTGCTATCCCGTCACTAGGAGGTCAATGTGGTGTCGATGTCGGACAGCACGCCCAGCTTGCGCCGGTTGTTGCAGCCGAGGGTTCCGTACCACAGGATCTGCGCCGTCTTCGCGTCCTGATTCTCAGGGCGAACGAATGGCGTAGTCGTGAAGTTCGTCTGCTTGTCGTACTTCACCTGGATGTTCTTCGAGTTCAGCATGACCCAAGAACCCTGAGTCGTGCTCTGCACGGTCGTGGTTCCGGACCAGTTCGGCATGAACTCATCCCACGTGACCGGCTTGCCGTGGAAGGCAACGTTGTCGAAGGGAATGTCGGCACGCGTGGTGTCCGTGAACCGGTTGTCCTTGCGGAGCGCGGCCACGTACAGCTCGAATGTCGACTGATCGACCAAGTGAATGTCGGGGGCTCCGCCAACGCCCTTCGAGCAGTTGTTCCGCAGCTTGTCGAGGTCCTTGAAGAAGCTCGCGAAGTTGGTGTCCGTCGCGGCGCTCTTCTGGTTCGCCCACCACGACACGCCGTTGTCGGACACGTTGGCGGCGATGCTGCCAATGGTGCCCGCGGTTGGTGTCTGGCCGACAAGCAACGGCAGCGGCGTGAAGAACGTCGAACCGTTGGTCGTGCTGGTGAACGGCGTGGTGATCGCAGTCGCGGAGTTGATTCCGTTGCCCTGCAAGAACGCCTTGTTGAACCGTTCCGTGATGCCGTCCATGGCCTGGTTCGACTTCTCTTCGAGCAAGTCGAGCATGGCGTATTCGCCGCTGTTCTTCCGCTCTTCGATGCGAGAGATCGAGATCGAGACCGCCAACTGCACCCAGTTGAAGAATGCCGACGTGATCCCGTCCATGGGGGTCGTGTCGATGACGTCGTCAGTAGTGTTATCGTAGGGCCGTTTACTCCCTACTTCTGCATGTCGCCATGCAGCTCGGACTATATCATCCCTTTCGGGCAGGGCGCTCGTGGGGGAGTTACTGGCATAGCTTGACGCGTTAGCCTCGTCCCCTAGTCTCTGCACCTTCCAAGGCGTTTCCGCTTTGGCTTGGCTCAGGATTGACTTATACTCTGGAGTTGAGTCTAAGTGTTTCCCTGAATTCACCCCGTTTGCTGTGGAGGCATGGTGCGCGTTTATACACGAAAAGGCCAATACTTTGACTGCGCGATCTGCGGAACTTCCTTCTACCGAAGCCGTTCTCATATTGCCTTGGGGTCCCACATTACCTGCTCCCGCGCCTGCATGGCGAAGCGGCAAACAGGAACCGGGAACCAATTTTGGGGACGACATCACACTGATGCCACCAAAGCAATTGTCTCTGCTTCGAGGAAAGGAAAAGCCACTGGCAACACTAACGCTCTCGGCTATCGGCATACCGAAGAAGCTCGCAAGCGCATCGCCGAAGCGTCCCGCCTGATGTGGGCCGAACACCGCGACAGAATCATTGCCGGTCAATCTAGTTCCCCTAAACGCTTCAGAAAGCCGCCCGAGTTTCGACGCCATCGTGCCCAGTTTACCAAACGCCAAAGACGCGATTGGACCGGAACGCTCTGCGCCTATTGCCGAACCACCGAGCACTTGGAACTCGACCACATCATCCCGATTTTCGATGGCGGGACGAATGGCCGAAGCAACGCCCAAACGCTCTGTCGTGGCTGCAATCTGTGGAAACTCAAGCACGTTGACCTTCCAAGGTATTACGCGCGGCCGAAGCCGACCACAGGACCTACGTTCAAGTCCGAGTACACGTCTGCGTTGCCGTTGGCATAGCGCAGCGAGTAGCGGCAACGTTCGCCGAGGTTGTCCACGCCCATCCAGCTCTTCGACCGCTTCAGCATGTAGTAGAAGAAGTTGGACGTGGTGATGGTGTCGCCGATGCCCTTGGCCCAATTTTCGAGGGTCGTGGACAACAGCGCATCGTAAGTTCTGGTTTCGCTTGTTGCAGGCATTTACTGCCCTACCTTTCGTGTCAGCGGGTCCACACGACGCCCTGCTTGGCGGCTTCGTATGCGGCCCGAATGTCACCCGCAGCTCCCTGCGGCATGACATGTTCGACACGCGCTGCCGGAACTCCCGCCCCTGAAGGTTCGGATGCCTTGGCGGCATTCTCCATCTTCTTGACGACTGCCGCTGTCTTGCGCGCTTCGTCGTCTCCCCGACTGGCAAGGTGGTAGAGCGTTTCCATGTACTCGCCCTCATCCATGCCATTGGGCTGGAGCTTTTCGCCGAGCTTCGTCATCGCGGATTCGTACTTTTCCCATCCGGGATGCTTGGCACCGAACGCCGCAATCACCGCCTCTGTCTCGCGGGCCGAGGCTTCCACCGCCATCCGGGCATGCGACTCCTTTAGAGGCGCAATCTCCGAACGCATGGACGCGACGGCCTGCTTCACAGCGGCATCGAAATACGGCTTCATGAACTGAAGTTCTTCCGGCAACTCCGCCATGGCGCTTTCCGTGATGGTCTTGGCGGCTTCAGCGTCTTTCGCGACCTGCTGCATCGTCCACCCGTTAGCCTTTGCAAGTTCTTGCAGGGTTTCAACGGGGTTCGACTTCAGGGCCTGAGCGACGCCTTTCCATTCCTCGAACTCGCGGGATTGCGCGGCGATGGCCTGCGACTTCTGCGTGAGCCGGGCTTGCCATTTTTCGGCATTGGCACGGTCTTTCGGCGAGAGCGCAGCCAGTTCTTCCTTGGTTAGGAGTTGCGTGTCTTCGGTTTCGGCGGTTTCGGCGGGCTGATCCGCTGCCTTATCGGTTTCTTCAGCCGGTGGCGTATCCGGGGTGTCGCCGCTCGTCGGCCCAGCCGCATCGTGGTCCATGGTGGACTGTGCGGATTTAGCAGCCTCGTAGTGCTCGCGGATGGACTGCGGCGCTGCGGGGGCTGCGGTGTCGACGGTTGCGGTGGTCTCGGACATATCGTCATGCTCCTTTGTTGCTCGCTCCAACAAAAAGGGCATCCACCGTTTCGTTCGAACGATGAACGCCCTTCTGTTGCTGTTGGTCCCGCCAGCGGGTAGCTACTCCCGGACGGGAAAATTGTGCTGGGACCGCGCTAGCAGGATTTACCCTTGCCGCTCCCCTTCAGCTTGCCCTTCGCCTTCAGTTGCGACAGGTGCTGCTGCATGCTTGCTTTCTTCATCATCGACGCTCCTGAAGGTGGATAACGTGATCGTCTTCCCATCGAGGCCGCATCGCCTTGTGTCGATCCCCGGGGCCGTTCACCTGAATCCCAAGACCCATGTCAAAATACGGCTCAAAGCCTTTGGTCGGCAAGGCTTTTTCATGCGGGCATCGGTAGTCGTGGCCGATGTGGATGGGCACGCCACATTTCTCGCAGGGCTCGTGCTTGTCGTAGGTACCGCAGTATTTGCAGCCGATTCGCGGCATTACTGCACCGCCTCCACGGGGAGTTGCTGTTTCAATTGCCCGGTGATGTCGTCGTTGTCAGGCGTCGGGCCGGGAGCGGCGCCGCCAGACTCCGGCTCCCCGGAAATCCCCGCGCCCCCGGACTGCGCCATCATCGCTGCCTGCGCGGCCTGCTGGAGCGCCATCGAGAGTTCCACGAGGTCGCGTTCGTTGTGAATCCCGAAGAGGCCGGCCGTCTTGCGAAGCAGCGCCGGGGACGCCATCAGGACCATTCCCATCTGTGGATTCGTCACGAGCCCGAGGAATGTCAGCCAGTTGGTGCGCTCCTGCTCGCGGGATACCGGAGACATCGAGGTGAGATCGACCTCGATGTCCATGTCAATGTCGCCAAGTTCTTCGGACGTAATCTGCATCCAGAGCTTGTTGACTTCCTGCGCTTCCATCTGGGCGGCCGGTGACGTCGGGTCCACCGCGATCTTGATCCACCACGGCAGCACCATATTCTCACGCAAAGACATGAGCAGCAGCTTGCCGATCTTGCCGAGCCACTTGGCGACCTTGATCCGGTCGTGCGATTCACGGATCTGCGAGTTCAACGCGATCAGGTTCGCCTGAGTCGCGGTCTCAGACTGCGCGACCTGCTGCGCTTCGCCGGAGATGCCGGAGATCCGCGAGAAGTCGTCCTGCGATTGCGGGATGTTGCGGGCCACTTGCGCGTCAAGAGGGGCATCCGCGACCGGCGTCAACACGCCTTCAGTGGTCCCGCCGTCGACCTCCGCGCACACCATGTCCTCGCCATCGCGCAGCTTGTCGAACTCTTCCTGCCGGATACGGCTCGTTCGCAGGTACCGGCGGACGGCACGCTTGCGGTGAATCCGCTGCATCTCGCGGGTGTCGTTCAGTTCGTTCTGCGCCGGAGTCCAGTTGTACGTCGGCGGCAGCGGGTAGAACTGCCCGAGAATCGGGTGAAAGTTCAACACCGCGAACGGAAGAAACGAGTACGGGCGCTCCTGAAGGAACTTGTCGTATCCGTTCACCCAGACGCGTTTGATCTTGGCGCGCATGTCCCAGACGAACCAGACCTTAACCATGCCACGGTGAAGGTCCCTCTTCTCCGAGTCGTAGGCGAGGTCTTCTTCCTTCGGGCCACCCTTCATGCGGCCGGATGCCTTCAGGCTCGACGTGTTCTTATAGTTCGGGTTCGCTTGCAGATCGTCGACATAGTGCCATTCGGAATACCCGCACCAGTCGCATGCTTCAAGCCGGTTGTCCTGACGCGAGGACACGCGGAAATCCTTCGCAGGCACCCACTTCAGGAACAGTGATTCCTTGGCAACCAGCTTCGACGGCTGCTTGATTTCAAAGCCGTTCTCGTCGGTCATCGCGGAAGCCACGTCATCGCTGTTGCGGAGGATCGGCTTGCCGGCGTTCGGGTTCTCGACGAAATCGGCGTTGTAGCCAACCTGGACGACGCCAAACCGGAAGCGCGCATCGAACAGCGCAAGCCCCACGGCGTTCTCGAAGCCGAGGTCGGTTTCCTGTACACGGTTGTTGAGCACGTCTTCTTGCAGTTTGGCGCGGGCGACTACATCGGAGTATGGGTCATCGGAGCGGGTGATTCGCGGGGCAACCGTGTACTTGGGAAGTTCGAACAGCATCGACGGCGACGAAATGTTGATCGACGGGAAGAACATGTTGATGACGTACTTGCGGGCTTCCCATTCACTCGATTCGCCTTGCCACTGGTGTCCGTAGTAGTAGTTCTCCAGCATGTCGACGGAGTACTTCTCAGCCCAATCCTTGTGCATGTCCGTGCCCATCTTGACGCGGGTTTCCCACGCCTGCACACGGTCTTTATCCGTTGGTTTTGGCATTTCCCTTTTCCAGTTGCTTCTCGATGGCTTTCTCTACAAGTGCCGACGGGATCGGCCGACCATTGAGGCAGTACCCCACTCTGGGCATCCAGTAGCCTTCGTCGACGGCTTCTCTATCGAGAACATACGCCGCCAGTTGGGCCAACTCTTTATCCGTCGGCTTAGCCATTGTCAGTTCGCCTTTTCTGATTCTTGCAGTATTTTTCCATTTTCACAGACGAACCAATAGACTGCTGAATCGCGCTTGTAATCCCAGCTAATAGCAGCTCCAGCAGAATGCAGTCCTTTGCATACCGGACAAAGGCCGCCTTCGTAGTCTTGTGGCACCTTGAACACTGCTACTTCCGATGTCGGATTAGCCATTGAGCATTCGCTCCAGTCTCTCCGTCAGCGCGCGATTGACTTTATCGGTAGGAACCGGGACCCCGCGAATCGCGTACATTTGAAAGCCTTCCGCCTTTACAGGGTTGGCAACTATGAAGTCAATCAGTCGCTGAAACTCAGCTTCTTCCGCGCGTTCCATTTCCAACTTACGCAGAGTCTCCGATGTAATCGCAACGATGTTGATGTCGTCGTAATCCGGCTTAGCCAAATCTCGCCTCCGATGACAGTTCCGAATCCAAAATGTCGATCAATCTGTGTTTTTCAGCGACAAACCGAACTTCAGCTTCCGGAAATCCGAACGCCATCAGGATTGCGTACTTCCATCGAAGTAGCGCACTTCGTCTCCGATAGCGCTTCACGCACTTCAAGCCTGGATACTGGCGCTTGAATTCAACAACGTTCACATTGCCTCCGCTTGACGCGGGTTTCCCACGCCTGCACACGGTCCTTATCCGTCGGCTTAGCCATTTTTCAGCTTTCTGAAACCTGTCAAGTCGATGGGCCTGTTCTTGCATGATAGGGCCGTCTCTGCGACCGGAATTACGTCAAACTCTTCTGTGCTTACGACGTTTTTCCTATACCATCGCTCCACTTGATGACCAGTTTCGCCGCACAGGTGGCACTCGAAGTCCGCAACTATTGGCTTCCCTTCGTACCGAAGTTCCGTGAATCCGGTACCGTCCATGAAGACCGTCGGCCATTGAACAGGAACTACCGAAGCCGCTATTGGCGCAGCCGTTAGCGCCTGAAGGAATCCTCGTCTTGATGTCTTAGCCAAATCTCGCCTCCGCAGCCCGTTTGGCGTCCATCGCCAGACGGTTCTTGAAACGCTTCTTATACTCGATTGCCGCCTTGCGTCTACCCATAAAACTGTTGGCCGCGTACTTTTTCGGTATCGAATGCGGCAAAGATGGCATCGAAGCTAAAAAATAGCGTTCAGGGTCTAGAGCGTGATCCGGGACCTTCGGATCGCGTTCGTCGCTGAATATTGGCTTTCCATTCTCAGTTCCGAGCTTCAGTCGACGCGCGCTTTTAGTCTGACGAACGACGTGGTCGCAGCCGTTTGGGTAGTCCTGCGTCTTCATCACATAGTAGAGACGCGGCCAGAAGCCCATCTCTTTGGTGATCGGATGCGGGCGTGGAACCTCGACCGGCTCGCCGTTGACCATCTGCCAATGCCCCGACGGGCGGAGGTACTCCGAGATCTTGTTGCGGGTCCCCAGCTCGTCGTTGTCGCCGCGCTCCCAGTAGATGACCGTCTCTAACGGATGGTTCACGCCGTCGGCGTACTCCTGAGCGACGGACCAACGCTGGCCGTGCTTCTGCATCGTGGGTCCGAATATCGCGGGGTCCGCCATGTTGGACAGGTAGCGTTCGTTGCGGCTCAATCCGTAGATGTTGACGCGGTGCTCCGAGATGAGTTTGTTCGGCATGTAGTACTCGCGATAGGTAAACACATTCCCATCGGCATCCGTTCCGAACCACAGGCAGCAGGACGGCGCTTCGTCGCCGTGGTCCATCGCGCGGTGTAGTGTGCACCGATACTGGATGTGGGCGAGCACCTCAGGGGATGGCTTCAGCATCGAGGATTCACGCACGTTGTGGATCTGGCCTTCAGGGATGCCCCACTTGCCAAACAGGAACCGGCGTTTCCACGTCTCGTCCTGCGACTCCATCTCCTGCAACGTCTGGCGCGTGGCGTACTTGTTGTCGTAGGCCGAGACCTCGTACATCTTGTAGCCCATATCGGCGTAGCTGATCCGCATGCCGGGATGCGCCCAAGAGCCGTCGATGAGCAGGCGTCCGCACTTGCATCCGCCGAGGCGGTCCATCTGCGCGTTCGGGCAGTCGGGGGAGTCGTGTCCGATCATGTGCCGCTTCTCGACGTGAGACGGGGAGTCCGGGTGGAAGCGCGTGTAGATCCAATGCAGCTCGTGATCCGGGTTGCACGTCAGCAACGGGTATGACGGCGGCATGTTCCGCTTGGTCACCGGATGGATGAACGGCCATGGCTTACCGCCGGAGGTCAGGGCGTGGAAATCGAGCATCGCCTGCGGGACTTCCGCCTTGTCCCAGCGGCCGAGGCGCGACATCAGGACCGTGAACACCTCTTCGTCGAGTTCTTCGGCCTGATCGAGCATGAACCCGTTGATTTCGAGTCCACGCACGATCGACAGGGTGTCCGGGTCATCGAGGTGGAACCAGATGAACTCGGATCCATTGTTCAGTTGCAGGATCTTCTCGGTATCCGATCTTCGCCCGTTCGGCTCCCATGCCTGCCGGGGGCAGAATTTGAAGAACGACGCCATGGTGGTCTTCCGCAGTTCATCCCAGATCCGGCGTCCGACGAACCACCGGTAGCCGGGGTACTGGTCGGCGATGTAGAGCATTTTGAGGGCGAACGTAACCGTCTTGGCGGAATTGAAGGCGCCGGAGAGACACGTCGGGAACGGACCGTAGCGGAAAGCTTCCTCTTGCTTCGGCCCGGCGAAGTCGAGCGGTTTCGTTTCCGGGGCCTTGGCAAGATGACGGGTGTTACGCGTTCGGGGGTCTGGCATTCAGGTCAATCGAGAGACACCCGTCGATGCTGCCATCCTTGTGTGCGATCAGGCAGCGCTCAGCTCCGTCTTGCTTTTTGATTACGGCGCCGGTATCCAATTGCTCGCGCAGCCATTGCACAACAAATTGAGCTTGCTCGTTGGTCACGACGTCACGCCGAAAGCGGCTTTCAGGGTCTCGGTGAACTTGGTCGGCGTCTTCGTCTCGACGACGACGCCGACATTTGCTTGTGTCGCATCATTCACGCCGAGAATCTCTGGACCGGCCAGGATGAATGGTCGGATGCCGGCCGGAGGTCGGCAGTTGTTCGCGCGACACCACGCGGTCGCCACTTCGAGCGCCTGCACCTCGTCGGCGGCACGACACACGCCATTCAACATCGCGGGGCCCTTATGGTAGTTGAAACTCCACAGATCGTTCATTCAGTCTCCTTGCGGGGAATCTTAGCACCGAGGTCAAGCCTCGACGATATCGAGTCGAATACAGAGATCGACCACGGCGAGCGCGAAGCGTTTCCGATTCTCGCGGTACACCCACTTCATGAAGTCCTTCGTGGTCAGTTTCGTCGTTTTTGGGGTGTATTCGCGGCGATAGAGTCCGGTTACCGAATTCCAGTGAGCGCGGCGCAGAAGAGCGCGAACGCGGATACGGTCCCACTTGTTAGCGGGCGAGGGGTCCACTCCGAAATGATTCTCCATCCACCTGTCATTCGGCTGCGGGGCCTTCCACCCTTCTCTTGGTGGCGCAAAATAGCCTATATCTGTATCGGCCCAGCAGGCTGGCCGAGTGTCAAGATGAATGATTCGACCATCGGGCTGCTGGTATCTGTATTTTTTGCAGCTTGGGCAACGGTCACCGGAAAATCGAGGTTTACGATTACAGGACTGACACTTGAACAAAGGACGGATGATCTGTGGGCGTGGTGGCGCTGGGGGAACGTATCGAAACTCAGGCAGTCCACACGACGCGCAAATACCATTATCAAACCAAGCCGGACGGCCGCACTCCGAACAATGCCTTCTCTGGTAATGTGACTTCGGCTCCGTATCGAACCATGCGCGCTCTTTTGTCACTCCAGCCATCCTACAGGAACACCAGAAAGCGTCAATAAGAAAATGTTCCTATGTCAAGGCCGGAGCCGCGACGCTAAAGCTCTGCTGCTTCCCCCTCCGTCGCCCGCGATGTCGGCTGCCACTGTAATTGACAACATGTCAAATTGCAAGACCCGTGCCCCTCTGCTTCCCAAAAAAATCCGCACCACGCCTCCACTCCTCAAATCATGGCAGTCTCGGGTCTACAGAGATACCCGTAGCCGTCGCAGTCGCCGGGTGTCAAGCGAGGGGGTAGGGGTGCCTTGACGTCGGCTCACCCGTCCAAAGCCACGCCATTGACGAAGGTCTTCGTCATGTCGCATAAGGGTCATTATGTTAATGGTCAGTCGGCTTAGGCGTGACGTCAATCGCTGTATCTGATTGATTCTGCGATGGGTTAGCGTTTACAGTGACGCTGACCGCGCCCACAACGCTGAACATGGGCTGCGAGGGGCGTGAATCGTCCTGGATGCGAGCCCGAAGGCGGTCGATCTCCGGCACCAAGCCATCAATCGCGTCCAATCTGGTCAGTGCGGCGAGGGCTGCGGCTGGCTGGGCGTCTTGCTCTGCGATGTCGCGGTACCTTTCGACGCGGCGCTCAACCTCGATCTTAGCCACCTTGATGTGAGCCTGAGCGCGTGCGAGCACGGAATCAGCGAGTTGTAGACCTTCGCGGGCTTCTGCGACGTCGCGGGTGACGGTCTTGCGGCTGATGCCTAGCTGTGTGGCTGCGTCCGTCTGGGACATGCCTGAGGCAAGTAGCGACGTGATCGCGGCCTTGCGTGTGGCGGGAGTGATGCGCTTTTGGGTGCGCCGCTTAGGGACAGGACCGTCTTCTGTTATGGGGTTTGACGCATTCATCATATGCAAAGCCTACCACAACCTGTGGTACCGATCGTTTGTACGACACAAGCGCGATTGCCATATTGTCCGCCGTTATTCCGCTTTCGAATGTGGTTTGTGACGGTTTGTCCAGGGTGATCGCTCTCTTTCAGCGTGGATTTGTACAAAGTGTCAGGATTTGAGCGTTTCCACGTGACTTGACGTTCTGTCAATGTCTTTCCTTTCAATGCTTTACGCTCGATCCACCACTTTGGTGCGCCGCTTGCTATGTATCTGGTGTCCGCCGGTTGTGGCGGGAAGAATCACGGATCGAAACACCTTGTGACCGAATTTAGGAGGACCGCATGAGAAGCAACCACGTCGCAGCAATCCACGTATGGCGAGACGATCTCGCCGCAGCCGACCGCAACACCGATGACTACTACTCCGTCTCCGTCGTCGACTCCGACGACGACGAAATCCGATGCATCGGCGGATCGAAAAGCCTGGCCCGCGCGTGGAAACTCGGGTGCGAGGCGGCGGACGACGAAGGCGTCGAATGCCTCGAATTTTCCCGCGCCAAGGGTGAAGTAACGGACCGCTACATCCCAACGGAGGCCGCATCGTGAACGGCCACAAGCGCGCCTACACCGTCCTGCGCTCCATCTACGGCCCGCCGTCCGGCCCCATCGCCGAAGCCGTCCTGGGCCACGTGGCACGCGCCGCTGAGGCCCTGTCCGCCGTCGACGGCGAACGGCATTGGCAAACGTGGGATAGGCTCACGCACGCCACAAAGCACGCGCTCCACAACGCGCCGATGGGCATTGCTGCCGGAACTCCGGGGAGCGACATGCGGGCGCGCGGTGCCGGAACTCTAGACGGCATTCTCGGCTCGCCGGAAATAATCCGGCTCCTAAACGCGATCCCCACACCGGAAGCGCCGCCCGCATTCTATAAAGTGCAATGGGATGCGATCTGCGCCCGCTGGAACTGCAACGATCCGGCATGCTCCAAGCGGCACCTGGTCCCGTGCCCCACGTGCTCCCACGCGTGCGATACCGCGCAATGGAATGAGCTTGCATGCTGCGTGTGCACCATGGAATCAGGCGGCGGCGGATTTGCGCCCTGCGGCCCTTGCACCGAACGACTCAACAACAGGAGGAAAACGCTATGACCTACGAAACCAACGCCAAAACTCTACAGGCCGTGCTCGCCGTGCTCGCCGACACCCAGCGCGACATCGACGATAAGGACGGCCCTTACCGCAGCATCTCGTCATCGTTCATCGGCGCGGCCATAGTCGCGGTCGAGAACGCTATCAGCCACCTGGAAGGACAGCCCCTACCGTTCGACCACAAAGGCGGCAAGAAATGACCACATACCCTCACGGCATCCATGGCACCATCGGCATCACCGACGTTGATCCGGATACCGGACTCGGGACCGTCACTCTGTGCGTGACTGCCGACGCGGCGGACTTCCTGCGAATCGGCGCCAACGTCATGATCGTGGAAGATCCCGGACGGTGCGAAGAGTGCTACGCGCGATCAACGGACTTCCACGCGGGCTGGTGCCCGTTCAACACGTTTCAACCGCAGGAGGACTGACACATGCCAACGACAATCGCGCCCGTTGCCCAATGCGACCACGCCGTTAGCATCTTCGCCGAATGCCGCGAGTGCAATCGGCTCGCATGCCAGCAAGCGGTCTGCACCCGCTGCGGAGAAATCGGACACGCGCCATGGTGCGACGAAAACGAACCGGAGGAACAATGAGCCAACAACGCCGACATCGCCAAATGCAAGAGCCCGAACCCTGCTGGCACGACTTCGACGAACTCGAAGCGCGCCCGTCACGCGCCGGCGATATCCTCGCGGTGCTCCTGTGGACGATCATCATTGCCGGGACCGTGGGACTCACGTTCCTTGTGGAGTAGCGCCATGTCTTATAGCGACTACGGCGGATACGCCTATCGAAATGGATCGCGAATCGCTGAACGTAGCGACGCGACAATCAGCCCAGACGGTGACGTTTTCGGGACTCCCGGCATGTGGCCCGGATTTGCCGCGTTGCTTGCAGGCGGTAAGGATGAATTACTCAAGCGTCAGGAGTGGCCGAGCGGGCATGTCGTGCTCGGCGATGGGCCTATCTATGTGGCGCTCTACAAGCAAAGTTGCGTGAGTCTCTGTCGAGGCCCTGAGCGCTTAGACCCATTAGCTTTCCTGAAGGGAGCGCCGCCCGAGGCTGTTGTCGATTATGACGGCAAGTCTTACTTGAATCACGACTACTTTAAAGATTTGGGAGAATGCTGTGTTTTCGAGGTTGATGGATGGCGGCTAGAGGTGTTCTTCCAGATCGAAGACAACCACTACCAGTACGCCAGGTTAGCGCAGCCGAATGGCGTGGTTTGGCATGGGTGGTCAGGATACGGCGTTGGTGCTGGGCTAGAGGATTGCGACTATGGCTTCAGCACCGCCGAACGTGACCTGAGCATGCAAGCCTTGTGGCCCAGCGATACGTTCAAAAAGGAGTAGCGCCAATGACCTGCGAAAGCTGCGAAGCCACATGTGACCGGCCACGCGGCGAGTGCTGCGAGTGCCGCATGAAGCCGTTCCAGTCGTCCGACACGTTCTGCGACCTGTGCGCCGAGCGCGCGTCGGAGCGCCATCAGACCGACTGCGTGTGCGTCGAGTGCAACGGCGGCGAGCCCGGCGATGCGTGGAACTGATGATGAAGCCTCTCGCGATTGACTTGTTCTGCGGCCTCGGCGGATGGTCCGAAGGATTGCTCGCCGAAGGCTGGGATGTAGTGGGATTCGACATCGAGCGCCATGTGTACGGGAATCATCGCTACCCATCACAGCTTGTTCTTCAAGATGTTCGCACGCTTACCGGGCGGCAGTTCCGGGGCCACGCGTCGCTGATCGTGGCGAGCCCCCCGTGCCAGGAGTACAGCTACATGGCAATGCCGTGGAGTCGCGCGAAGAAGATCGCGGCGGAGTATCGCGACGGGACGCGTGATGTCCGTAAGCTGACAGAGCTGTTCGACGCATGCTTCAGAATCGCAGCCGAGGCTGGATGCCCGCTGATCGTCGAAAACGTGCGCGGCGCGCAGCCGTGGGTCGGGCGCTCGGCGTGGCACTACGGATCGTTCCATCTCTGGGGTGATGTGCCGGCGCTCATGCCGATTGCGAAGAGCGCGAAATTTCCAAGCTTCCGTTTCGATGGCTCCGGTAAGACGGCCGCAGTGGAAGGCGTCAAGGCTCCCGGAATGAACTGGTCGAATCGCGAACTACGCGGTCAAGACTTTACGCGCGTTGCGGCCGCTGGCGGCATGAAAGGCGTACCGTACGCGCCCGCTGGACACTGGACGAATCCGGAGGAGAACGGCACGAAGCAAGGCGGCGATTGGTTCAGCGATGGGATATCGCTCACGACCGGAAGCAAATCACCCGCGCGCAAGGCAGCATCCGCGATGATCGCGAAAATTCCGCTGCCGCTGTCACGGCACATCGCCCGCGTTTTTCACACTTGACACGCACGCCGGGATTTGAGACAAGGAAAGTGCGGTTGGGCTTACTTCAGCCATGAAGGACAGCCTACCTCAACGGGTTGCCCGAACCGCCCCTACATAATTTCAGTTGAGGAGGGAACGAACGTTGAGGGCTCCAAGTTTCAAAGTTTCGCGTTCTCTCTGACGTAGGCCGGTTTCCGGCGAAGGTTGCTTTGTCCGTGAACCTTCGGGCGTCCTAACGCAGGGTGGACGCGCAAAAAAAACGCGGCATCGGTCGATTTTGAAACGTACCTGCGCTGTGAACCTGTTCGAGTCTCTGTAAACGGCCCAGCTTGCAGACTGGGAGCCTTCCGGTAGCGTCTACGTCGCGCGCCGCAGGGTCAAGCTACTCGCCGCTAAACTCTGAGCTGCGGTTGGGTGGGATTGGATACAGGGACAGGCAGGGCAATCGGTGAAAACGGAACACTGGTTCAGGGGAACTCAGAAGTAGAGGAACTGTCAAAATGAACAACTACGAAAACCGGGCCAACAAATATCGCGAAATGCTACGTGATCCGCGATGGCAAAAGAAACGTCTGGAAATCATGGACCGGGATAGGTGGAAGTGTCTCCAGTGCGGAGAGACCGGTGAGACCTTGAACGTGCATCACCTGTTCTACGCAGATGGCTGTCCATGGGCAACTCCGGACTTTGGCTTACGAACTCTTTGCGAAACGTGTCATGAAGGCGCGTCCCGCCTGACTAAGGGCTGCGACGAGTATTTTTGGTCGTTGCTATGCCTAGGCGACACATTTCGTCGCTTCGGACTCCGGGACATTCTCCAGTTTGCATTTCTGGTCAATGAACTGTCACCGAAAGAATTCGACGCGCTAAGAGAATCACTTGAACAGAAAGCGGCGGTGCGGGCATGACAAGCGCCGAAATGTTCGCCGTCTGGTATTCCGAATACCCGCGTCACGAAGCCCGCAAAGATGCGCTCAAGGCGTGGACGCAGATCAACCCCGACGAGGAGCTTTTCGGCGAACTCCTCGCGGCGGTGAAGACGCAGAAAAAGACGCTGTGGCTCGACCGGCAACGGCAGTTCATACCGCTGCCGGCAACCTGGCTGCGAGGCGAGCGCTGGACCGATGAAGTTGTACAGCAACTGCCGTCCCAGCGCCCGCTGATACCCGTATGCTGAAAGGAACTGAAAGGAAAGGAAAACATGAACAAACAAACGCTTTGCGACTTTCTCGCGTCCCGCAACGCCATGCTCTCGGCGCTGGAGCGCATCGACACGACGACAACATGTGCGTGCTCGAACTTCTGGAGGCCGCATGAAGCGCCACGATGAAGACCCCGAGCCCTGCTGGCACGACTTCGACGAACTCGAGCCGCGCCCTTCTCGCACCGGCGACATTCTCGCGGTGCTTTTGTGGACGATCATCATCGCCGGGACCGTGGGTCTCACGGTCTGGCTGGAGTAGCCCCTAACATGTATAAATGCGAATGCGTGCCCTGCGGCGAATGCGGCGGGACAGGCCATGTTTGGTTTTCGTTCGGCGGCCAAGAGAGAGGCAGATACCTTGGTCGGTCGCGATGCGATGACTTGGACGAAATGGAGCAATGCCGTGAATGCGACGGCGGCTTCGTTGACGTTTGTGAAGGGTGCTATCTCTCTCAGACAGAAGAAAGTCTATGATCTGCGCGAACTGCGACAACAAATGCGACCGCACCTACGAAGGCGATTGCTGCGAGTGCGAAATGCGCCCGTGGGATTCTTCGGCAGGCTTTCGGCGAACTGCTCGCGGCGGTCCGGACGCCATCGCCCGCGTTGAAGTGTTCATCGCTGCCTGCCAAATCTGGGTGGACGCAGCGCAATGAAAGCCGAAATCTACCGCCTTCTCGTCGACCTCGACGACCGGCAGGTTGACGCCGACGAGCGCGCCGCGATCCAGGCCGAAGGCTGCGCGGCCGAGATTGCCGCATGGGAGGCCGAGGAGAACCTGCACGTTTTCCTCGAAGCCCTGTGGCGCGGCATACCAAAGCCGCCTGTAACCGGCTACCAAGCGTTCCAGACGGCCCGTAGCGCGCACACAACCGCCGTAGCCGCCCGGATAGCCTCGAAGGGCAAGAACGCGCGCCTAGAGGCCATTTGGACGGTTTTGGTGTACGGCACCGACGAGCAGGCGGACGTCATCATGCGCGGTCCACCGGCCAAGCGGGAATCGATTATCGCCGATGTCATGAAGAATGAATGGTTTAGGTCGGATTCTGGAATGTGGATTGAGTGGAAATTCGCATGAGAAATACGAACATCGACTGGAACGCCTACGTCTCGCTGTCCAAGTCCGGCGACTACGTGGACCCCGAACTGCTCGGCGACCTTCGGCCCGGCGAGCTTGTGGACCCCGAGACCCTACGCGCCGAGATCGACGACTTCTACATCAACGGTTACCGCAAGGGGATGCCGACCGGCTGGCCGACACTCGACGAGCACTGGACTATTCGTAAAGGCGAACTCACGGTCATTACGGGCATCCCCGGCCACGGGAAAGCGCTGGCACTAGACACGCCAATCCCAACGCCTGACGGGTGGACCACGATGGGCGATATTCAGCCTGGAGACGTGGTGTTTGATGAATCAGGGTTGCCATGCACGGTAATCAGAGCAACGGAAGTGATGCATGGCCACGAGTGCTTTCAACTGACGTTTTCAGACGGAACACAAATTGTTGCCGACGGCGATCATCAATGGGTTACTTGGGACTACCGCGCGCGGCTCAGCGTGAGGAACGCTAAAGCTAAAAATCGACTCCCGTATCTGCGCCAGCGCGGCACCGACCAAACACATAAGCGAACGCCGCCAAAAACTCGATCCACCAAAGATATCCATTTAACCCTCACTTCGGAGCATGGAAAGCGGCGGAATCATTCGATTGTCACGGCAAAGCCTATTCATTGCCGTGAAGCTGAATTCATAATTCCGCCGTATGTTCTCGGAGCATGGATTGGCGATGGGCATACGAACTCTGGGGCGATTACAACTGCCGATGAAGGCGTATTGGATTCAATCCGAAAATGCGGGATCTCAACTACCCCTAGAAAGTCCTTTGGCAAGGGATTAGCCGCAACATACGGGATTGGGGTTGCGGGATACGGCCTGACTAAGACGCAGGCAAGCTTACATGCCAAGCTACGAACTCTTGGAGTTCTCGGAAACAAACACATCCCTTCCGTGTATCTCCGCTCATCGCGCGAACAAAGGCTAGAGCTCCTAAAGGGGCTCATGGACACAGACGGATACATCACTCCGTACGGGCGCTGTGAATTCACAACCATTATTCCACGATTGGCTGACAACGTTGCCGAACTCGTTGCCTCGCTCGGGTGGATTCCGAAGATCATCACAGGCCGCGCCATGCTTCGCGGAAAAGACTGCGGAGCGAAGTATCGGGTCACGTTTACTCCTGACGCCTCCGTGTTTGCTCTAGAACGTAAGTCTGTCCGCACTGTTACTTCAACTCCGCGCCTTGGATGTCGACGCATTACCGCGTGTGATCCAGTTCCTTCAGTGCCGGTGCGGTGCATTAAAGTCGATTCTCAATCGCATCTCTACTTGTGCTCAAAAGCATTCATCCCCACGCACAACAGCTCTTGGGCTGACAACCTCATGGTAAACCTCGCGGCTACCCAAAATTGGCGTTGGGCGGCTTTCAGTGCTGAAAATCTCCCGGCGTCGCGGTATGCCGCCGGACTGATGGAGATTCACGCCGACAAGCCGTTCCGCCAGGGGCCGCATCCGCGTATGACCGTCGCCGAACGTGACCAGCACCTTGAGTGGGTGATCGAGCACTTCCACCTGATTCAGCCGTCGGCGGACAGATTCTCGCTCGACCGGATTATCCAGATTGCTTCCCAGATCAACGACCTCGACGGGCTCATCATCGACCCGTGGAACGAACTCGACATCTCGCGACCAAAGGAAATGCGCGAAGACGAATTCATCGGGAACGCGTTGACGAAGATCCGCTGGCTCGCGCGCCAGGCGCAGATCCATGTGCTCATTGTGGCGCACCCAGCGAAGTACCACCGCATCCCGGGACAGCCGAAACCGGTGATTACGCTGAACGACGTCAAGGGCGCGAGCGAGTGGTACGCGAAGGCGGACAACGGGCTGTCGGTGTGGCGCGATGAAGCCGACACGACAGGACGCTCCGACGTCCACATCCAAAAAGTACGGTTCCGTGAAGTTGGTCGCGCGGGCGGTGCCGTATCCCTCTACTACGATCGCGTGACCGGGAGGTTTAGATGAGCGTCGACAACGGCGACCGTGACCGCTTCCGGCAGCCGCACCTTCGCAAGTGCGAGATCTGCCGCAAGTTTTTCATGACGGCGAAATGGTGCGACGACTCAGCGTTTAGCTGCCCCGCGTGCCGCAAGCCGGACGTTGCGCGTGAGTCCCCAAGCCAGCACAGCATCGAGGCGGCAAGGGCCGCGAGGCGCGCACGTATCAGATTGCCGCTGGCTCCGGCCGGCGGATGGAGGGCAAAATGACCGACGCGGAGAAGATCGACCTGATCGCGACCAAGATTATGGGGTGGAGGTGGTGGTTAATCCCGCAGCTTGGGGTTATGCCTCATTGGCAAACTCCCGACGGGGAGTTCGCAGCACGACGTAGCTGGAACCCGCTCACATTCGATGCCGACTGCGCGGAGTTGCGGCGGAAGATGCCGGCGTTCGCGGAACACTTACTCAAGACAGACTGCGTTTCCGTCTTTACTGAGGTGTTCAGCGATGGAAGCGCAGAGTGCGGCATTCGGAATGAGGTAAACGATGACATGATGCCACCGTGTTGGTCAAACCACAGCGAGCGGGATGCTGTCGTCAACTGCGCCCTTCAGATTGCACTAGCAAAGGAGACAAAATGACCGCATGGCTGACTGGACTGATAACACGCCGAGACTTGGTGCTGTACTCCATCGGGTTCGCAATCGGCTTTCTCATCATGGCGGAGCTGCCGACGTGCCGCCGCATCGTTTCGACTACCGTGGAGCGTACGCGATGAAGTGGCTTACTGAGGACATCCCGCTGCCCCGATGGCTCGTGATTGCGATGACTTTCTCTATCTACGCGTTGGCGCATCTGATGGAGCGTACGCGATGACGGCGGAAGAACGGCTGGCGCGGCTAGAAGCAGACAATGGCGATCCTCCGGCATTGCCGCCACGTTCTGTGGCGCATCGCGGACAATCCATCGAGGGAGAACTTTGGTCGCTGCGAACGTTCTGGGCTGATGCGCTGAGCGACGAGGCAAACTTCCCCTGCCTTGATGAGTGCGACAGCTATGGGCACAGGGAGGACTGTCCGCAGGTCAGCCTTGTGGCTGCGTTTCGCTGCATGGTCGAAGAACTCAAGAAAGCGAGGACGAAATGACTACGACACTACGAACCGTTGACAACCGAGGGCCACAGGAAATGTCCGAACGCGAGCGGTACCTCGAAGAGCGCGTGGCGGTGCTTTTCGCTCGCATCGAAGCCATGAACGAGCGGCTGATTCAGAAGGACAAGCGCATCGCCGAACTGGAGAAGCAAATCGAAGATGCTTCGTGGGACTGCGAAGACCCGACTAAGTAGTTGCCATCGTCACTTCTTCCGGCTGGAGCGCGCATTACCGGCCGGTGTGTAGCGCACTACCTTGAATTTGCGGTGCGGGAATTTCAGCCGCCACTCAACCGCGCTTTCTTCGGCATCTTCCTGCCTTTGCCAGCCATTCAGCGACATTTGCGGGAACCATGCGCCGTAAGCTTGCACACAAACCAGCCAGACATCGACATTGGTGATCGTCGGCTTACTCACTTCCGCCTCCGGTATGTCACGACCTTCTGCCGAAATTCGCGGTCGTCATAAAGTAGCCATAGAAACAACGTCGCCTTGATAAGTCCCGCCGCCGCAAAAATAGCTACCGCCGCAATCGCGAGTCCCGTCATTTCTTCCTCCGGTAAGTCACGACTTTCTCAAAGCCGGTGATCCGCAACACAGCCGGACCAGGCTCCTGCACGCCGCTCAACACGTACAGCAACAACTGCGCGGACACGCCATGCCGCTTGGCAAACGCGGCCCACGAGGTCAGCCCCGCCTCGTGGCGCATCTCGGCGAGGCGCAGGCGCACCGGCAGTGCGGGATCGTCCACGCGGGATCTACGCATGCCGCGCTTGGCCTTTTCGGTCAGTTCGGCGTAGGTCATTTGGATACCTTTCTGAAAGTGATGGCCCAAATCAACGGATTTGAGGCCCACGGAGCGTGCTTGACGTTGAAATGGTCCCACGCTAGGGAGAACGCATCAACAGCGCTATCTCCAACGCATGCCCCCGGCGTACCACGTGGATCGAATCCGTACACATCGCCAACGGGTAGTTTGAATTTGTGCATCCCTTCGGCAATGGAATCGGCTTCGGTGATGTCCTGAAGATGCTGGACGCGCACGTCGGTAATTTCCAGCGTCAGGCGTGACGCCCAGCGCGGCATGTGGATTGGCGAGCGAAGACGTTCCATTGATGCGCCTTCATATCCCGACTGATCCGCCTCGTAAAACACATGCTCTTTTACGCGGCATGTTTCTGAGCACGCGCATGCGAGTAGGCGATGCGATTCCCGCACCCAGAGCCGGTCGCCGATGACGCCGAGCGGACAAATGCGTTTCCATCCGTCTTCGTGTTGATGGATGCGAAGATAGTTCGGGTTGTACGGCCCATTGAATTCCGTCGAACCCTTCAAGACTCGCCGCGTCTGCGTCTTCCGCCCTTCAAGGATCGCGCGCACTGACTCGGCGCTGAAGATGATCGGTCGCTCTTTCATTTCTCCTCCGGCGGTGCCGGCAGCGGCATCGCTCCATCTTTCGGCGTGGGTTCACACTTCGCTCTCGCCACTTCGCCAAGAAGGCTGCGATAAGCGTTGGAAAGTTCGTCGTATGCCTTCCGAGCGCAGCCAAAGCAATGGCTGAACCCGATGAAGTCGTGCTGATCGTCTGGGATCATAAACGGATTGCCCTCGATGTCGCGCCCGATTGGGTCTGGCTTTGTCTTCATTTCACCCTCCGGCGTATCTTGCGGAGTTCGTCCACGACGTGAAGCTTCGCCGCCTTCTCGATCTGCCTTTTCGTCAGAGCCTGGTTCGTCTTCATGCCGCACACCATAGCAAGGGAGCGGAAACAAACACAAACATTTTTTTGTTGACATGCGTTTTGGCGAAGCGTAGAAAGGTCGTGCGTGCGGCGGCGTGGAAGGACACGCCCAAAGAGGCGGCGAAGAGTTTGGAGCTGCCGTCAATCAGATGCGGTGCCGGAATGCCGTACATGGGACGGAACGTGGTAGGGGCGTAATAAACCTCAAAAGCAGCTAGCCGGTTTATCCCGGCCCGCACGCACTTCACAAAAGGAGAAATCATGGAGACCGAAAACAAGCCCAAACGACAGCGCGCACGGCGTCGCGATTACGCCGCAACCGTGAAGGAACTCCGCGCGTACTGCGTGGCGTCCATCGCAACCCTTGAGGACCTCGGCACGCTGCTGCCGCAAGCTCCAGCGGACGCGAACTGCATCCTGCTCAGCGGCCGCCTGTCCGCGTTCAAGGACGTGCTCCGGAGGCTCGACGCATGAGATGCCCCAAGTGCAACACCGAACTCCGGCTGACCGTGGCCGGTCAGTCGCAATCCGCGTCACCGCGAATCGAAGGCCACGGCGGCATCGGCGAGCTTCTCGGGCTCATCGACTACGACAGTCTCGACGACAAGTCGCGGCCGTTCGTGGAGCAAACGTCGGAACGCCTGGAGAAGTACGGCGAAGATCGGCTTCGCATCACGGAGCTTCAATTGAAGTGGCTTAAGAAGCTCGCGGGGGTGGAATGATCCGCCGCTACGTGCCGGAGGAAAAGTGTGCACTATTGCTGACGTGATCGTAGCTGCCGGACTGGCATTGGCCGTCGTGTTTGCCGCGATTGGACTTGTCCTCTATTTGCTGGGGGACAGATGAGCGCCTGCACGTGTGCCACGGTTGGACCTGAATCCGAACTGCGGTTCCACGACTGCCACCACGTCTACAAGCGCGGTGATCGCGAACTGCCGTCGGTGTCCAGCGTCATCCGCGCAGTTTGGCCGCCGTCGTACTCCGGCGTGTCGGATGCGGTGCTGGAGAACGCTCGCGAGCGTGGCGTCGAGGTTGACGCGATGTTTTCCGCGTGGGTCAACGGCGGCTTCGGGGAGATCGACGTGACGGGCTACCGCAACGACGCGGTGGCCCTCACCAAAAAGCTAATCAACTGGTGGGTAGACGCCAACATGCCGATGACGGCTGATGTGCGGTGTCAAGTCCAGTGCGATGACGGCGAGATCGCGGGGACGGCGGACATCGTGACCCTTGACGCGGTGTACGACCTGAAGACGGTGTACAGCTTGCTGCCGACGTACCCCATACAACTCGGCGGGTATGTGTCATTGATCCGTGACGGGGTTCTTCTTGCTAGCGACAAGGCCGCGATCATCCACGTGACCGAGCGTTTCAAAGAGCCGAAGCTGATCGAGTACGACGTGCCTTCCATTCTGCGCGATTGGGCGACCACTCGCGATTTCTACAACCTCACAAGGAGATAAGCCAATGAAGAAAGCTACGAAGAAAGTTGAACAGTACGCGATTCTCGCCAACAAGTCGTACGGACTTTACGCGGGGATCGTGGAATCCATCGACAAGAATGACTCTGATTCAACGTTGACCGTCAAGGTCAAGGACTGCCGCCACGTGGCGCGGTGGTATGGAAAGACCGGCGGCATCACCTCTCTTGCGGCTTATGGGCTGTGCGGCCAGAACGCTGCTCAGAGCCGGATCGGCGCTCCTGTGAGCGCAACGTTGACGGGCATCGTTAACATTTTCAACTGCACGCCGGAGGCGCGTAAGTCTATCGAAGCCGCGACGCAGCAATGACCGGCTCCGGCTCCGGCTACGGCGACTGCGACGGCTACGGCTCCGGCTACGGCTACGGCCACGGCTACGGCGACGGCTACGGCTACGGCGACTGCGACGGCGACTGCGACGGCTACGGCTCCGGCTACGGCTACGGCCACGGCTACGGCTACGGCGCCGGCTACGGCTCCGGCTACGGCGACTGCGACGGCTACGGCTCCGGCTACGGCTACGGCCACGGCTACGGCTACGGCGCCGGCTACGGCGACTGCGACGGCTCCGGCGACGGATCCGGCTACGGCTCCGGCTACGGCTACGGCGACTGCGACGGCGACGGCTACGGCTACGGCCACGGCGAGTCAGCCTAAACACGAACAACCACAAGGAGATAAGCCAATGAAGAAAGCTACGAAGAAAGTTGAACAGTACGCGATTCTCGCCAACAAGTCGTACGGACTTTACGCGGGGATCGTGGAATCCATCGACAAGAATGACTCTGATTCAAC